TCAAGCAGAAGACGGCATACGAGATTCCTCTACGTCTCGTGGGCTCGGAGATGTGTATAAGAGACAGAGTTTATACAGGTATATCATAGCCGATGACGACCAAAAACGCAAGAGGGCGAAGGCCAATTTTTATCGAGCGGCCAAAACATTTATTCCAGGATATATCGCCTACAAGGATTTTGATGCAATATGGTCGGGCAAAGGTGACTTATCAGATTTGTTTTTTTATAAAAAATAAAAAGAGGAAGAAATAGAATGGCAAAGAACGGTACTTGGATAAGAATACTCGTCACATTAGGTCTTGCTCTTTTGATTTTTGCTGTGGGCTATGGTATGCTTAAAGGCAAGGTCAGCGCTAATACTGTCAGAATCGAGGAAGTCAAGAAAGAAGGTTGCATACCAGCCCGTGAGGCCAAGACCAATATAGCCGTAATGAAGAGGGACATTACGCATATCAAGGACACTGTTGACACGATATTGGAAGCTGTAACAAATGAAGACCCCTAAACAAATACTCGACGAAACGCTTGACTTGACTAATAAGTTGGCCAAGTTCAGCAAAGAGCTTGAAGACCAGATAGAGTCCGGGGCTGAAATGCTTGCAGTAAGAAAATTGCAGGAAAGAATAAATGATGTTGAAATTGCCGTTGGCGTGAACAGGGGCATATTTGAACAAAGGCTAAATAACAAGGAGACCTGAAATGGACATTGGAAAATTGCTGGAATTAAGAGCTTATGCTAAAGAGATAACGGCGATTATCGCTTACATCATTGCGATTGCTTCGGTAATTGTCAAGCTAACGCCCACATTAAAGGACGACACTTTCCTGCTGAAAGTAGTCAAATTTGTGAGCAAGCACATTGCTCTGAACAGAAAGACCAAAGATGACATAATTAGAAAGGTCAAGAAATGAGAATGTTAATTGTTACAATGATGTTGGCGGCGTTGGTGACATTGGCTGGCTGCGCTACAAGCAAGATGAGCAGCAAAAAAACCCAAGTCGATGGTACGGTGATTGAATATAAGGTAACTGTCAATTCGTTTGGCCAGGATTTTAAGGGCAGCGACTTGTCCGCTTCGCTCGACCCCGAAGGCGAAACTACGGTGAAGGCCGGAGCGGTGGACAGCAACATCAATGTGGCGGCTGCTGACGCCGTAAAAGAACTTTGCGCCTTGATAAAGACAATGTTACCTTACATTGCCGCTGTGCCAGAGCCGACACCATAATAAAATCTCGAAGCATCATTTATTCTCAAACGCCCGACCTTCACAACTTTTCAATCGGGCGTTTTTCGCAAATAACCAAGTGTCTAAGCCGCATTTTCACCCCAGAAACGGCGATTTTGGAGAAATACGCGCCAATTTAGGGATAATTTCTTGACTTCCCAAAGAAGTGTGGTATAATCCTTACGCTATGATACAGTACCGTGAATATTCAAATGATGATACAGCTTTGGGGAAATTTTTGCTTATTGCCCGGCAGGGTCATATCTTTACGTTCACGGTACTGATTTTAACCCTGTCGGGTTTTTTATTTATGAGGTGAAAAAATGACGGGATTCTTTAATAAAATATTAGACCCTTATGGTTTTGAAAGAATGGCCGCACTAAGAAAAAAGCATGGATTAGAGCCGATAGATTGGCCGAGAATATTAGTAAACCAATTTCGTGCAGAATCATTATTAAGAGAATTAACCAGTTACGAGAAGTTCCTATACAATGCTGCTTTAGTTGGTCTTCACAAAGCGCAGCCGGACAATGAGCAGTAAGATGATAAAGTTAAAATTCAAAAAACGGATGATGTGGCTTTACTTGTTTCCTTCTTGCCGCCGATGGTTGCGAGAATGTGAAAAGGCTATGAATCGACCTTCTATTCAAAAAGAGATAGAAGATACATTGAATAAGCAAAATCAAGAATTAGTAAGAGGTTTTGTTATAATCAATCCAGACAATGAGTAGGTGAGAATATGCCATACGGAAACGAACAACGGGCTTGGACTTATGATGAATATGTTGAAAAGTACGAAGCCCTTAAACAGAGCAACGACAAGCTCGAAGAACAAGTAATGGAGCGATTAAGGCCTTGTTTGCATTGCCAACATACGGGCTGGATTCATACGGACGATGATATACCTAACCAGATGTGCCCTTATTGTTTTGTTGGCAAAGCCGTTATTAAATGTTATGACAAAACAACGAAAGTACAGCTTGGCGATTATAACAAGCTAAAAGAGAAAGCAGAAAGCCACGATGACTTGCTTGCGGCGTGCGAAAAGTTTCCTACTGCTAATATGTTTTCTCTTTTTGCAGATTTCGCAGAAGAATGTTTCACTAAGCCATCTATGGCAGTTTATAGAAATAAATTTAACGGCTTAGCCACATTTTTGCGTTCTTGTGAAAGTAGAGCAAAACAAGCCGAAGCCGTCCTCCCAAAGGCGAAAAAGTAAGGGAATAATAGGACTTTGACAATTTAATATGAGAGGCGGCGGCGGGGGCGGTAGAGCAGCTTGGTAGCTCGCCAGCCCAGAAAGCTGGAGGTCGCAGGTTCAAATCCCGCCCGCTCTCGCCAATGGCAGGCTCTTGAGAAATCAATCCTGCCCGCCTCTCATCCTTTAAGGTGAAACAATGACTGGATTTCCTGATTTTAAGCTGTGGAAATTGATAAAAGCCATCCCTGTCCTGATATGGGATTTTCTGAAGGATTTATGGCGCGGGAATCTTTAGGTGCAAAAATGAGTGAAGAATTTGACCCGAAAATATTAGTAGAGCACATAGACTCTTTTGGCCACAATCTCAGTGAGTGGGAAAAGGACTTTATAGCAAATATGCTTGATAACCCGCCCCAAGAATATTCTGAAAAACAAATCAAGGTTATCAATAGGATTTATGATGAGAAATGTTAAAGGTGAAACAATGACCAGAGAGACAAGAATAAAATGGTTTATGTGGCTCGGTGGAATATTGATGGCGGCTGTCTATATATTGGCAAAGACAATTTAAGCAAGGATGCGCTGGCCCCATGTTATAACTTGCTCTCAATAGGATTTCGTGGGTGGGGCGCACGGATGCGCCATTGCAATAATACATAATTTAAGAAAGGAATGAAACGATGAAGCGTTGCTCTGTATGTAAAGAAGTTAAGGAATTGTCAGAGTTTAACAAAGACAAGTATGGTACTGGTGGGATTCGAGCCCAATGCAAATTATGTCAATATACGATTCAAGCTCACTATTACAAGAATGAGAAATGCAAAACCCAAGCAAAAGAAAGAGCTCGGAGCGCATTCAAGAAAGGTTTAATTCTAAAACCATTATTCTGTGAATTGTGTGGCAAGCCAGGAAATCTCGAAAAGCATCATCCTGATTATGTCAAGCCCTTAACAGTAATGTGGATTCATCGGGCTTGCCATTCGCGGCTACATCGTTCTCTGAAAACAGCATAGCCGGACACCGAAGCGCCCGGGCTTTTATGGAATCATAAAGGATAAGAATTATGGCTAAAACTTGTAGACATAGAAAAGGAGTGATTTTGGCTTCTGCGAATTATGTTGAATTTACTCCTGACCAAGAACCGTTCACGGCGGGCGTTATTGAACCCTGCGGGATTGATTCAATAAGAGTAGAAACATTAAATATCCATTACTGCCCAAAATGTAAGGTAATTCAAGATGTTGAGGTAGATGGCGAAGTTTTTGAGGATAAATGATTATGAAAGAGTATATTGTCTTCATCTTTATTATAGTTATGCTTGTTTGTTGTGGCCTTTGGGTAGGGGATAAACCCGTAGTCCACGCCAGCACTCCCCGCGAAATCCTGCACTTTGCACCTGTCTGCAAAGGCAGCGACCCCAACGATATTCGCATAGCCCAGGCGGAGCTTTGCCGGCACGAGATAGGTGTAAAGATTGACGGGGAGTTTGGCAAGCAGACGGCATTCGGTGTGTGTGAGTTGTTGGTGAAAATTCAGAACGGGTACAAGATACGAAGCATTTATGATAAGAGGATGAGTAAATGATTAAAGTAATTGGCGTATTTGTAATTATGGTTTTAATTAGTATCGCCATTATCGGGCTTTTGCTTGTTATCGGATACGCCATCGGTCGGGGGATAGCTGTTGGTATCAGAGATGAATGCAAATCAGAAAATATTGTAATGACGATTAAAAGGGAAGGAATGAGCAAATGAGAGCATATAGAGGCAAAACTTTCGGTTCAAAAAAGTGGTATTATGGCAGTCATGTTAGAATTGGCAATCGCCATTTTATTGTCAATCCTGACGCGGGCTTTGCAAAATGCGAATGTGGTGAAGAATTTTTTGCAGGATATGTCGAAGTCATTCCTGAAACTGTAGGGCAGAGTATCGGCCTCTGCGACAAGAACGGCAAAGAGATATATGAGGGAGATATAATTAGGACTCATTTTGATAAAACAATTCTAAATGATGCTTACGATGAAATCGGCCAAGTATTATTGCTCGGTAATCTTTTCAATGGCTTTGGCATCGAAGATGTAAAGCGATGTATTCATTACGAAATATATAGTCATTCTGAAGTCATCGGCGACATCCACTTAAAACCAGAGCTAATAGGAAAGAGCAAATGAGCTACTTATTCAAACTAACAAAAGACGGGAAAACGGTGGGGTATTTAAGAATAAAGGAAGGCAAAGTTTGGTGGCAATATACCGAATATGACAAACTTGTAAATGCTTGTTGGTATGAAGTAAGAACAGGTAAACCTATTGATTTTGATACCGCGCATCCCTTCGTCTGCAAGGACAAGAACGACAAGGATGTGTTTGGAGGAGATAAAGTAGAATCAATGGGAGGGAATCGTTGCCTTGTGGCGTGGCACGAAGTTCATCAACAATGGTGCTTGTGGCATATTGAAGGCGATTATTATTTTGGGGCTTTAACAAGCAATGAAGACGTTGAGCTAATAGAGGAGAGCAAAGCCGGCCAAATGTCTAAAACACAGCCCCAGCAAGCCACAGGAAGGCCACAGCCTACGCCTACTGCGTCAAAGCCCGCCGAAGCGCCGCAATCCCCGCCAGAGGCCACAGAGAAAATTACCCCCGATATTGAGCCAGAAACGGGGGTAGAAAAACGACAGGTCGCCGACAAGGTGCTTGAACAAGCCGCTCGCAAAGCGGCAAGAACAGGCAACGTCAAGGATTTGCGCGAATATCTGGAGATGAGGAGAAACAGATGAGCCAAAGAATAGATGAAAACAGAATAGATGAAAACCTGAGTGGCCACAATGACGCGGCCAGAGATTATGTAAGGCTCAAATCAAAGCAAACGGGTGAATACATCGACCAATTTTGTACTGTTCCCGACAACAGAACTACGGAAGAGGTATTAGACCAATTGTCAAGGTTTTGCACGCCCGAAGAGAATGAAGAGGAAAATGAGTAATGGCAAGCAAGTGTAGGAAATGCGGAAACAAAGATGATTATAATTTCGCCCTAAACATAGGGCTTTGCAATCCTTGCATTGGCGAGGAACTTGAGCAACTCCACGCCGAGAAAAGGCGGCTGAATGAATTAGTCTTTGCATACGAATCGGTGAATGCTCCCGTGAATCCTTTGTTGGAGGATAATCAACGGCTGAAAAAACAAAGGGATTTTTCAATGCAACTGTCTGATATGTATGTCAAAGAGCTTGGCTTGCTTGTGAAAAGAATCAAGCAAAATCTTAAAGGTTTTGACCAATCCCTGATAGATGAAACCTCAAAAAAGGCATTTGACATTACAAAAGATGTTCGAGGAAGCAACGAAGATGCTGATGAAGAATTGCAGCAAGCCCTGAAAGCTAAAAAAATACCGAAGCCTACTATAAAAGAATTAGAAAAGCTGTTAGACGAACCGAATAAACAGGTCGATATTAGGCCGAATGGTGATGTATATGTTAAGGATTATGAAGAACCTCCATCAATACCTCAGTTAGTTGGCATAAATAACAGACTCGCAAAGAATATCAGGCAAGCCCGCGAAACGCAGAGCAATGCTGAAATAGGACTGGCGCAAGCAGAGGGCATAAATGAAAAACTCCGAGACGAGAACAAGGAACTCCGAGAAGCCAACAAGCATTATGTAGAAGTCTGCAATGAGAACCAACGGTTGAAAGCAGAAATAGAGGATTACGAAGATTTTAAGGGATTGCCCTGAAGGGAGAACAATGGAACATCATTCTGCTGAAAAACTATGTGAACAACCGATTTCGCGGATGCACTTTGCCCGCCTTAAAAATTCGCCGCGGCTAAAAAGGGTGTTGGCTGTTCTGGAGAGTGGGGGCTGGCTATCGACCAGACAAATAATGAATCGTGCCCAAGTATGTGCGGTTAATAGCTGTATTAGTGAGCTTCGCGAGAATGGTTGCAGAATATCCTGCGAGCGAAAAGGTAATTATTGGTGGTATAAATTGGATACCAAAATGAAAACGGGAGATTGACTAAATGACAACCATCCAGCCAAAAGAAAGGAAAAGAACTATGAGTAAAACCAAGGCACACAAGCGCTATCGTCTAAAACCAACCAAAGACTGGCCGAAGGGCGAAATCGTCCCTGGCGTTACGACCGTTCTTAATGGTCAGTTGGCTTGGAACAAAAATGTTCTGATAGCATGGGCAAGGCGAGAAGCCCTCGCAGGCAAAGACCCCGACAAGATTCGGGATGAGGCTGCTGATTCAGGAACTTGTACCCATTATCATATTGAATGCCATATCAAACAAATTGAGCCTGATTTGAAGGACTTTACGCAAGCCCAGATAGATAAAGCCGAAACTGGATTCTTGGCTTTTCTGGAATGGGAAAAACAATGCAAGCTCGAATATGAGAAGATTGAATATGGCGTGGTGTCCGAGACTTACAGGTATGGCGGTACGGTTGATATGATAGCCAAGAAAAACGGCAGTTTATGGCTTCTTGATATTAAGACTTCCAAAGCCGTCTACGCCGAGCATCGGATACAAACGGTAGCCTATATGATGGCCTACGAGGAACAGGAACAGGAACGGATAAAGGAAGGTCACATCCTGCAATTGAGTAAGGACACCGGCGGTTTTCAGCACCATATACTTACTGAGATTGATATTAAGAATGGTTGGGAGGTATTTAAGCGGTGCAGGGAGCTTTACGACCTGCAAAAAAAGTTTTAATAATTTCATATTTTTCTTGACACACGAAAGAGATTGTCGTAGAATGAGGCTTATGAATAGGCACAGTAAACAATTTGATAGTATAAGAAGCTCTCGGAAATGTACGTGCCTATTCATACCGAGGGCTTTTTTTGATGGTCGGCAAGTGACGAAAGTCGGACAGCTGAGTCGCAGGTACGGCGAGGCATGGCTACTATGGCAGATAGCGTTGGTAAATTCTATCGTTATCAACGGCCCAAAAAAATATCTGGTAAGCCAGAGGCGGAAGCTGACAGATAGCGGCGTGATAGTCGGGTCATGCGGCGACGTTCTAATCCTGCCTGCCGACCACCTTTTTATGGCTGGCATAGGCCACGGACGGCCTTTGTTGGCCTTTTTTGTGCTATATGGTCGGCGGTGGCGTGATCAAACGCGCTGTGGAAAGGCATGGGCGGTAATGAGCACCCCAGTTAAAGCAATCCAATGCGAGGTCACATTCTGGGACAAGGAAATGCCCGCTGCCGACCACCTTTTTATATCTCATTCTACATTCGGACAATCTCTTTATGCGGCCGGTTTTGGTAAATGCTTCCGTTCCGGTAAAAACTTAAAATAATTTTATTTTATCCTTGACACGCCACTGGATTATCTGTAAAATGCGGGCAATGGTAAAGTATCAAAGATATTCAAATAATGCGATTATAAACCACCAGCAGGTCTCCGCACTTTATCTTTGGTGCTTTACCAGCCTGCTCGGTGGTTTTTTTATGCAAGGAAGCAATAATGGAAGTTGTCCACGTAAAAAATTTGGATAAATACCACCCTGGATACAAAGACCGTGAGCTAATATGGTGCAAGGTTTACTTTAAGATGCTTAACGCCGACCCAGCCTTTGAAATGCTTTGTGAAATAGACAAGTGGAGACTGATTGCTTTCATTATGTTGGAGCTTCAAATCAAAAAACCTGTGCCTATCGACACCAAATATCTGTTAAGAAAGGACTTTGACCTAAAAAAACGACCTATCTCCTTGACATTACAAATGTTACAGCATTTTATAAGCCCTGTTACACAAGATGAAAAACCGTGTAGCGTAGATAAGAGTAGAGAAGAGAAGAGTAGAGAAGAAAAGAGAGAGAGGAGATTTACCCCCCCTTCTGTTTCCGAAGTCTCTCAATATGTAAAAGAAATCGGTTGTTCAGTTGACCCACAAGCGTTTGTTGATTTCTATGCGTCGAAGGGTTGGATGGTCGGCTCAAATAAAATGAAGGATTGGAAGGCGGCGGTGCGGACGTGGCGGGGCCGGCAAGTAGAGCCGGCGGCGGCAAAGCTCAAGCTGTTCCCGATACAGGGCAAGACTTGCGGTAAGGCAGGCTGCCCGTTGCCAGCCGTTTACAAAGATTCTACCGGCGCTTACGACCATTTTTACTGCACGGAGCACATGCCCGCAGAAGTCAAGGCCAAATACGAATAGGAGCTAAAATGAACGAATTGCACGTGAAATTCACGAAACCTGATATGGTACAGATAGAACGAAAATTCTGTCCTATCTGTGAAAAGCAACGGTTCTTTGTGGCGTGGTTTGAAGATTGGTACGGCTGGTATTTTACCTGTTTGAGGTGTGGAGAAAGGTGGGGTTGTGGCGAAATGCTTGAACGTCCTTTTGCCCCAAGATGGCGACAACATAATATTGTAGTAGCAAAAAAGTTTTACCGCAAGTACAAGGAACTAAGCAATGAACCAAGCCCAGTTAAATGATATGGTCGAGCAGGCCACCGAGCAAGAGAGGCGCCAGCACAAGCAATGGCAAAATTGGTATCTCGGCAGCAAGTTGAGTAAAATTAAGGCTAGAGCAATACGTGAAGCAGAAGCAGGCATAACTGAAACTGAAATTGAACAAGAAAGGGAACGAGGCAAAAAATGAACATAGCACAGATTAAAGGTTTAGATATAGGAATGTCGGGCATATCCTGTTCGGGCGTAGTAAAGTACGAGAAAGAACCCCGCAATATCGCAGGTACGCGTAATGGCAATCCGTATAGTTTCTGGTCGCAATTTATAGTGCTTGAAGATGAAACTGATAGCATTGGTGTCAACCTGCGATTAGACAAAGCTGACCAGCGCAGAGAGAAAAACCAAATAGTATCTGTCGAAAAGGGCGTGTTGGATTCTTACGAGAAAGATGGTGAGACGAAGTTAAGCCTGAAAGGCAATTTAACCAAGGCGTCTGCCTCTCAGCAGGGCCAGCAAGGCCCCCAACAGTCCGCTGGGCGGCTAAACGCCCAGAATGCGGCTAACGACCCGTCTACAATGCGTATCGTGCGGGGCAATGCCTTAAATGCTGTTATGTCAGCGATAGAGATACCTGCTGATGCAGTTGAGCAATATCTTCTTGCGGGTGTGCAATGGATATTAGCGGGAAAGTGGGTAGTAACACCACCTAATACGCCGGGCTATCTAGACGAGGGAAGCCAAGAACCGCCAACCGAAGGTGAGATACCAGGTGAGATACCTTTTTGAGGTGAATTATGGAAACTCTGCAAATAGCAAAACGAATAGAGGGCATAATCTCTGAAATCGGCAAATTCCGCCGAGAGATTGAGAAAAAAGGTAATACAAGGGCGAAATCAATCTCGGCTTACGATAAGCAAATGCAAGTATCTATTGTTACTTTACGAGAAGAAGGCAAGTTCCCCGCAACGCTTATCGAGAAGATAGCCAAGGGCTTATGCTCTCCGCAAATAGAGGCCAGAGAGATAGCCGAATCTAATTACAAGGCGTGTATCAGTAATCTCAACGCGCTTATGGCCCAATTGAACGGGTATCAGAGTATATATCGGCACTTGGACGAAACATAAAGAATTGGGAATTTAAGGTGGTGATGCAGAAACGGAAATGTAATTTCAAGGAAGGTCAAGTGCTAATGAGAAGAATGAATTTCAAAACCCAAGGTTGATTTATAGTATAACAGAGGAATTTCTTAAATCGCCCGCGCGGGCGTTGCATCACTACCTTTTTTTGAAAGGAGCCTAACAATGGCAAAGATTAAAACAGACGAAAATGATTTTGCAATAGGAAGCGAGTGGACAAACTGGCTTTTTAATAGTGAATACGGATATTATGATGGGGTTACCTACACATCATCCGGCCTTATAAAGCTCTATTATCAACCCAAAAACGATGAAGATGTTTTTTATGCAAAAGCACGAATCGCATATAAAGGCCGAATATATGATTTGCGAGTCTATAACGAAGTAACTCGTCTTGGTTGGGTTCGCATGGCAAAAAAATGGGCAAAGAATATTATGAAAGGAGTCTGACAATATCAATCAAAGAACGGATTCGGGTCGGAGACAGATTTCACGTTGTAATAAAGAGAGGCCGACATTCAAAAACGCTTGGTGGAGAAGAAGCTGTTGGCGAAAGACTTGGCCCTTTTGTTGCGACAAAAGTTAGTTATGATGTAGTCAGGGCCGGAAACAGAATGTTTAGTATTTCCGATTTTACAATATCGAAAGGAGTATAACAAACACCGTATATGAATAACGGATTACCTGTAAATACGATTATATGCGGAGACTGCCTAACTTCGATGAAGGAATGGCCGGATAACTGCGTGGATTTGGTGGTTACAAGCCCGCCGTACAATATCGGCATAGAATACGATAATTATACAGATAATTTACCTTGGGGTGAATATTTAAAATGGTGTGGAAATTGGATAAATGAATGTGCTCGGTTGCTTAAAAAAAGTGGGCGAATAGTTGTTAATATTCTTACAGATATAAAAATGGTAGCAGGAGAAAAACAATATATTCGCGAAGTTCCCGTGGTTGATTTTGCTAATTTGATACGCAAATCAGGTCTTATTATAAATGCGATTACGAGCTGGACAGATGTAACACGAACTAAATATACTGCTTGGGGAAGTTGGCGTTCTGCAAAAGCACCATACATTTATAATCCATTTGAAGTAATTATTATTGCTTATAAAGAACAATGGGAAAAACAGAATGAAGGAGAGAATACAATATCGGCCGGTCAATTTATAAGAGGCACAAAGGGATATTATAGTTTTAATACAAATTATGACCCGGATATTCCAGCAACTTTTCCCATAGGGCTTCCTTTGCTTTTTATAGAGATTTTATCGTATAAAAATGATTTGGTTTTGGATTGCTTTGATGGCTCAGGACAAACCTGTCTTGCCGCCAAGAAATTAGGCCGCTGCTACATAGGCATAGATATAAGCGAGAAGTATTGCGAAATCGCCCGAATGAGATTAAAGGCGGTAGATACTGGCGTGCCCGTCAAAGAGCAGAAGATTGGCCAAGGAGGTCTATTTGAATGACTCCTAAACAACGTGCGTGGCAGTGGTGTTCAAAGTATTGCAGATTACGGGACGCCATTGAATACCAAAAACAATATCCAGAAGTCGATTTGGGCTGGGTAAAATGCTCCACCTGCAATCGGATAGTTCATATCAAGAAAAATGCCGATGCTGGTCATTGTATAAACAGGGGCTCACGGGGGGCGAGTGGAGTTTACTTCGACGAGCGCAATATAAGCACTCAATGCAAAATCTGTAACGCCTTTGAAGGTGGTCGGCAGGCAGAACACGAAAAGTATATCATAAGAAAATACGGACAAAAAGTGCTCGATGAACTTTATGTTCTTGACAGGATACAATCATACAAAGGCAAGTATATGGCAATTGAATTGATGTATAGAGAAATGTATGAAGCATTATTGAAGGAGCAAAAATGAACTTGATTCTGCATAAGCAAAAACCTAAACCTAACAAAGAAGGCATTAAAGGCTCATTGTGCGTCCACGATTTACCCCCTGATGGTCTTGTAGCATATTTTCTGAAAAGTGAAGAAATTATTTGTACATTAAAAAAGCCCGACATTATTTTTATAAATGCACACGGGATAATGTTAAAAGGCTATGAACCAGCAGGATGTGACAAACAAGGCAGGCAAAAATTCGCATATCAAGAATGGTTTTGTGTTTTCTTAGAGGAACAAAAATGAGCAAGGAACATCCAATTTTGTTTTCACGCGAAATGGTCAAGGCTATTCTCGATGGCCGCAAAACGCAGACGAGAAGGGTAATTAAGACACAACCAGTGCCCGACCCTGATGGTACAAAATACAGCAAAAGTGGATATTGGCGGAGAAGTACATATCATCAAAGTATGATTACGATTGAAAACATGATTTGTGCTTGTCCCTACGGAAAGGTCGGAGACAGGCTTTGGGTGCGGGAAGGTTGGCAGGCAGGAATAGAATGGGATGCAGAAAAGCCAAGCGAAATAGACCCGCTTTGCGGAGGCAATGATATACATTATCTTGCCGATGGTTTTAGACTAAACGATGAAGATGGCTGGGGGAAACTGCGGTCTCCTTTATTTATGCCCAAATGGGCTGCCCGCCTTTGGCTTGAAATAACGGGAATAAGAGTCGAGAGGGTGCAGGAGATAAGCGAGGAGGATGCAATTGCAGAAGGTGTGGGTCATAGAGAGGGCCCAATCTTACGAATGGACAACACAGATGGGCCTACAATTCGCCATTACCGAGATTACATGGAGATAAACTTTCATAGTTACAGATTTGATACGGCGATAAACTCCTTCTGGACGTTGTGGAATTTCCTCAATATCAAGTGTGGCTATGGATGGGAACAGAATCCCTGGTTGTGGGTGATTGAATTTAAGCCACCCTCCGTCTAAAGCCCGAAATCGAAACGACCTATGGTTTATTACCCTCTCTGACAAGTTTCAAACGCTCTTTATCGTACCGTTGTTGATTTTCTCTCTTGTTTCCCGGGTAAGTAAATATTCAGGAATGAGAAGTTGGCTATGGGGCCGCTGAAAAATAGCATACGCCGCGCCTAATAATCCCGTTGGTTTTGTCCATCCCGAGAATATCCCGCTTGTCCAATGCACTTTACCCGTTTTGAAATCTTTATATGTATTTTTCATATTTCACCTTTCAGCCCCGCAGGGGCGGTTAAGATTCAGAGCCTACTAACCATATTTACCAACGAATATCCTTGAGCTACAAATTGAGCCACATTATCTTCTCCGTATTCTTTGGCAAATTCATCGAGAACTTCTTTTGGTGATTCGGGCGGCTCGCTTAAGCCAACTAATGGTTTTGCTTTGTCAGCATCAATAATGAGATACCAAACAGATTTTGGGTGAGGTCGCTCAATAACAATATGTTGTTTGCCTTTGCGCGGGTGGTTAGGTAATTCAAAAACTTTACATTCTAACATCATATTTCACCTTTCAGCCCAAAGGGCGGGTTAAGATTTAGCTACTTTGCCTATGCTTCTATCTCGCAAGGCTAATTTGCCATTTTCTCTATGAACATACAATGTTCCTCGGCGGTATAAATCCATAAGCAAATCCTTGTTTGGTTCTTTTGTTAAATCAAGAGTAATCAAGCCATAAGAGATTGAACCACAAATAGGACATACAAAAGAAGTATTGTCAACAAGGCCACATCCATAACACCAATAATCTTTAATTGTATATTTATCCATCTTTCTATCCTTTCTCGCTTATTGTTGATGTTGTTATGGTGGCGCCGGGAAAGGCAATCTCAAGACTCTTTCGGACACCCTTCATATATTGCTTGATGTTTTTGTCTGTCCAGCCGGTGGCCTTTTTGTTTTCAATGGTCTTAACGCGCCCGGACGGCATTTTGATTTTGATTACCAAGATTGTTCGTTTCATAATTCACACCTCGTAATTAAAGTTCTAAAATAGTTAAGCCAGCCCTGCATACAAAACAAACGTGGGGGCTGTTAATACTGATGTGTTCTATCAGTAACATCTGTGCAATGTGCTTCCACATTCAGAGTCTCTGGCACGAAAATACTCCTGTCCATAAAGCTGTATATCCATCCACCAAATACTCTCATTACAGAAATACGTGCACCTATAGGTTTTTCCTCATGTAAATCCATTGCAAGTAATTCTTCTTTGTTCATAATTCACACCTCATAAAAGCAGGCCGGCCCCGGCGCATGACTAACGACCATGAGAGACGTGCAAACGGAGCGGCCTGCGTATTTTAATTTCGTTATGTTTTGGTCGTTAGCCATAAGGCCCTGTTTGCCATTGAAGGCCACGCGCCGACACAGGCGCAGGGCTGGGGGGTTATAAAGTCCCGTTTGCGATACAATCGCGTTTTAATCCTTTTGAAACTGTCCAGAGTATAGGATAATTGTTTTCTCGCTCATAATTCCAAATATCTGACCATTTTTCAGAACTGCTTTGGTCTCCTCTGTATTGGGCTTTTTTATATTTTTTGGGGAGCCAACCGGCATTTAACATTGCTTCTATGGCGGTCTGTTGGTAATGATCTCCGTAACCATATTGGAATTGGCCGACAACAACAGCCCCGTCTTTGTGCCTGATAACGCGGACGGAATGATAAGTATTACCATTTACCTTATCAAACCATTTTTTGGCGATACAAGTGAATTTTTTTGGTTTTGTTTTCATGGTCGTTAGTCCTTAAAAAGGGTTAATTTGATTGTCGGATATATTATTGACAAAAAGGAGGAACGAGTCAAGCAAAATATTCTAATAGTATATATTAGAATTATTTATAGTAGGGGTTTAAGGCAAAAGCGTGGATATTGGGCCAAAAACCAAGAAAAACAGGGGTGCTGTGCCAAAGTGGGTTGTAAATAAAATAAATAAAACTTTTTATTTGACAGCTTGCCGATATAGTTTATAATGATGGTTTATGATATGTGAATAGATTTAGTGAATATTATGTAATCGGCAGTTAAAGACCGTTTTTATATGTAAATTGTAGGTCTGCGTTAAGGTAAACATCCTTTCCGCGCGGGCAGTGGTGCCAAGAATGCCCAAAAAAGTGAGCTATAGCGTATCAATGACAAATGGTCATACGGATAGGCAGTTAAGACCGTTGCTGCTGGCCAGTACGAGTGGGGAAAATGCCGAAGACAACAACTTTGATTTTACTACTTTTGAAACAGGTATTGTGTTAAACAAACGTACTTGATTGATATTACTAAGAAACAGACTTTGAACCAACGGCACTAAAACGATAGGGAATAAGGTTTCCCCCGTTTGTACTATCCGTGTAAGAAGGACATTAAAAATGGCTATAGTTCACAACGAAAGTTGTTTACCTGAGAGCGCCCCTGAGTAATCGGGGGCGTTTCTTTATTATGAGGGCAAATGGTAAATAACAACGAAAAACTGACTTTGATGCAAAGGCTGTTTATAAATGCGTTTACAGCCTTCGGCCAACCAACTGAAGAAAATGCCTTGTTATCGGCCAAAGCCGCAGGATGTAAAGGTAAGAGCGATTCTGTCGTATCTGCGACTGCGTCCCGTTGGTTAAGCAAGGTTAAGATAAAGGGTGTTATTGATGGTGTTAAAGCAGCAAGACAAGCACAGTTGGCCCAAAAGACGGGATTTACAATAGAACAAGCGCAATTAGAGTATGAAGAAGCTCGCCAACATGCTATAAAGCTAAAGAAACCAGCGGCGGAAACAAGCGCAATCGTAGGCAAATGCAGGCTTTACGGTTTTGACAAGGACAACGCCATAGGCGAGAAGACGGTAATCTTCGTTAGCCCCAAGCAAGGGCCTCAAGATGGCGGTACGGGGCCTAAACAGGTGGAAAATGAGGTTATTGATGGATAAATTAAAAGTAAAACCAGTTAGCCAACAGCTTCGCGAAATGGGTTATATTATGCTGCCAAGCAGGGTTAGACCTGCGGACGTAGGTGTAGTAGCATTACAACAGGGTTTTTCTATGTCGCGAGCTGCTGCTATGGCTGAAGAAGCAAGATTTAAGACTAACAAAGCCGATAGTGAGGTAAAGTGAAAGTAACCATAGCAAAAGTAAATGGTCGCAAGTATATTGATGTGGGCGATTTGATTTGTTGTTTACTTCGTAACGAGCCTGATAGCTGGCTTATTAGTGAATTAGAGCGGATAAAGAACGAGGGCGAAGCCGCAGAGCTGCATTCCCATGAGGTGGATAATGGCATTAAAGGGCAAAGCTAAGACGAATTACCAGCGCGAATATATGCGTAAGCGCAGGTCTAACAAAAGGTCTAACAAAGTAACGCAATCTGTTAGACCTGCAATGCTTGACATTAGACCCTTGTCGCTTGAACCTGTTAGACCCAAAGCAGAGCCTGAACCCCAAAGCCACAACCCAATGATGGTCGGCTATGTGCCAAAGGAGCAATTGAAATGACTGAACCACAGAATATGACAGTAACGCCCGAAGGCTTGAGGCCGGAGGTGCCCGCCAACTACGGCCAAGCCAACTGCGAGTGTAGGCATTGCGCCCAGACCAAGACAAGGCGCGAGCGGGGCTTGATGACTCTGAATCACGGCAGATACAAGGCGTTCTCAGAGCTTGCCGATAACGAGGTAAACAGGGTAAGCCTGCCCGGCGACGTGGACTACAAGAAGATAACTCTTGCCAATGGCTCGGAGATAGCAGCGGGCATATCTGCCGAGGATGTGTCTGACAAAGCTCTGGCCGAGGCCAACCCATGCTAACCGACTTCAAGTATGTAGATGACGAGGGCAAGTTGCTTCCGGGCTATGTCTGCGGGGGCTGCATCTTCAATGAACGAGCGGGCAGTATCTTTATCGAACAGGCAAGGTGCCTGAACTGCGACCCGAATGACACCGAGCACTACTGCCATCAACGCTGTCGGGAACGCGAGCAGAACATCCGCCAAGCCATAGAGCAAGGGCCAAGCCTGGCGACAGACCCGCGAGGGCCAACTCCAGAGCAAGTTTATGATGCAGTATGAATCCAGGAAGAGGCCAACTTGGCCAAGCTCAGGAGCCGAGTGGCCTTTTGGCGGGCGAAGAGAGAAAAAGGATATGCCCCTATAATCACAGGGCCTAAATGTAAATTTTATGTAATTATCTAACTAACAAGGGTTTACAATGCTTAATATGTTCATATTTTTACTTATATGTCTATTATGGCCTATACCTTTCGTCCTTTTATGGGCGCTAATAGCCTTTGTGGGTCGCCAGCCGTTTATTTGTCATATATTTGGTCATAACGAGTATTTTACTCGCGAGATGGACAGGGCGTGGTGTATCCGATGCGGGAAAAGGACTTTTGGCCCTCCTGTAATCACAGCCCTTAAACCTAAATTTTAGTTAAATACTTAACAGATAAGGAGTTACAATGAAAGGCAGATTGACATTGGCAGCGGTTTTGATTTTGATATGTGGGATATTTGCAGTATTTGGCGAGGAAACAGCCCTTACGATAGACGATGACATCATTGACCCAAACGAGCCTTGCTTTATGCTAACCACTGGCACGACATCAAGTTATGCCGAAACGGTATCAATCGAGATGGATGGGGGTTCTGTCGAATTGAGCATCAACGACAGGGGCGAGCTTGACATTGAGTATGAGGGCGATATTAACGAGCCTGCGATGTTCTTTTTCGACTATTATCTCAAGGGCATGTGCGAGCAATGGATGAAGGCCAATGGTTATGTGGCGGCAGAAAAGGAGTTTAAGGGGTGCAATCACAGCCACCTTGTTTCCAGCCAAGACCATTGGAATATGAGTTTTTCTGGAACTTTGATGGGCAAGCGTTACAAATGCAGGGAATGCGGCGCGGAAATTACAGTTAGTATAGCGTATGTGACCAAGCCGAAGGAAAAGGATTAAGGATAGGCAATGTTAGTTGATAACGACATATCTCGGATAGCAGAGGGCCAGACGGATGTTAGTTATGCGGCCAATGGTGTGTGGGTAGTTCGACAGCAGATGAAACACGCCATCAAGCAGGCTCTTTTATTGAATGACGGTTTTGGGATAACATTACCGAATGGCAAAAAGATTGTTCCAAAGCAGGCAGTCGAGACCGATGCGGACGCCGAGGGCGTACTTACGCAGAGTTAGGTAATCTATGATAGAAGCCTTGATAAAAGCTGAAAAGGAATGTACTGAGCGGGTTGACGTGAATCCTGGAAAGATTCTCCGTCCGATAGGCGCGGTTTTCAAAGACTGGTGCGAGTGTTTAAGCTCCACCGACCTGCCTCATTGGTCGTGGTGGCGGGTAAAAGGCTATATGCAGTCTTTTAGAGGCCGCAGGAGCAATGCGCTTCTGTACGAGAGAATGGAAGAAATCGAGGGGATTCTCGACCCCACAATGGGGTAATTTATGAAAGTTTTGTTCATTATTTGCGTTTTAGGTATAGTTGTTAGCATTCTTGCTTTAATTTATATGTTGTTTTTGATACCTGATTATGTAGGGCCTTTGGGTGTTTGCAAGGGTTTTCGCGGCCATATCATTGGTTGCTTGTTGTATATTTTTGCTACATTAGTTTTTGCTAAAATTTGCGGTATGATTTGTGAGGATAGTTAATTTATGCAGATTTATAAGAGAAAGTATGGAGAAAAAGTGCGGATTACGCGAAAAATGCTATTGGCCGATGATTTTGACTATTATCAGTCGCGTTTTGCTTCACTTTTGAAAGCAACCAAAGAAGCGGCGCGAGTGTATTTAGACGCGGTTAAGGCCAAAAGAGAATTAGATAGGTAATTTATGCCGACTAAGACCATAAACATCGAATTGCGGCAAAAATGGAAGGATACCATTCTTGCCAGATAAAATTATAAATCTTGAATATGAACCTTTTCAAGGCGAATTTTTCAATGCTATGAACCGATTTCCTGGCTTCATAGCTGGTTGGGGTAGTGGTAAGACAATGTGGGCTTTAATGAAGGGGATTTTGTTATCTAAAAGATACGACGATAACTTAGGCGTTATTGTTAGGAGCAAATTTACCGACCTTCGTGATTCGACAATGAAGGATTTCACCCGCTATACGGGCATTCATGTTCCACAGGGTACTAAAGAGGCTAAAATTGTAACACCAACGAAGGGTATTTCTACTATATATTTCCGCCACGCCAAGGAGTTGAGCGGCCTCCAGAACGTCAATTTAGGTTGGTTTTACATTGAGCAGGCTGAGGAATTTCCTACATCTACTCAATTTGACCTTTTAAGGGGTCGTTTGAGGCGCGTTTTGACACCAAAACCGGAAATTCAAGAGCAATTAACCAAAATAATTTCCGAATTTACCGGTCGTCCGGCACTGAACAAAGTAGTTCTTGATTGGCAGTCTTTGTCGAAAAAAGTTAAGGATAAAAATGGAAACTTCTTTTTCAATCCGATATTGAAGGACAATCCAAATATAAAAGAAGAAGATAGGTACATGAAGGAGCGAGATATTGCGGAATTTGCTCTTGTAAACCAGTTAGGTATGAGTTTACGGCAAGGGATGGTAATAGCCAATGCTAATGGTCACAACTGGTGTTGGAAGATGTTTATCAAGAGCCCGCAAAAGGAATATTCCTGTGTCCAAGCTACGGGCTTTGACAATGCCTGCAATTTGCCCGCTGATACCCTCGCAGATTGGCAGACGATGGAATTTAATTCGCCCAGTAGGTTCAAGCAATATGTAATGAACAACCACGACGAGGTGGATTTGGATGCCTGCTACTGGTCTCCGAGGCTCTCTGAAATCCGAAGGGACGGGCACATGGGCGTTGTTCCTTATAATCCGGAGGTCAGGGTTCACTTGGCCGCCGACGTGGGCCTGGACTGCACGGCGTTATGGTTCTTTCAATTGATAGGCCGGAAAAGGCTTTACATAGACTATTACGAGAACACCGGCAAGTTCGCCGACCATTATGCCCGTATCCTGGACGAAAAGAAGAAGGAGTTCGGATACAATTACGGCAGGTTTGTAATGCCCCGTGACGCCAAGAAAAGGAGTGCGGCGTCAAAGGAGAGTTTCAGTAAAATCTTCAAGGATTTACACTATGACGTTTTCGTTTTGAACACGGTGCAGAATCTTGACGTTGCCATAAACAATGCCAACAACCATTTTACCTTGTGCTGGTTCGATGAAAACAAATGCGAATTGGGGCTGGAAGCCCTTTTGCACTACCGCAGGGGCTACGACGAGGAGAACAAAATCTACACTGAAAAGCCATTGCACGATTGGGCCTCCCACCCCGCATCTTCAATGATATATTCTGATATAGGCATTACCAAGGGTGTTTGCGGGATGCACCAGACCGTTTCCGACGAGGACATCAAGAGATGGCAGAAAAGATGGAGCAGAGCAGGATAAATGGCTAATAACAGGCTTTATATCGTAGATACCGAGACAGGTGATAAATGTTTTTTATCCAAAGGATTAGCTTTTGGTTGGGATGGGCTGGATAAGGACTTTCAGAAACGATTGGACAAATGGCTTTATAATAAAGACATAGCGGCTTCTGCCGGATACGCTCCGACTAAGTTGGTTTTGAAAACCGAGAATGAAATGCCTGCCGGTGCTAATAACAACGAAGAAGAATTGCAAAGGCAGGCCAATTTGCGCGCCGAAACCCTTGTGCAAGATATTGAAAGAAATGGTTATAGGCCAGGTTGTTGTATATGAGCAATGACCGAGATGCTCTAAAACCAGGTGATTTGCAATATTGCGATTCAGATGGTAATTGCATAATAAATTTAGGCTTTATACCCGATAGAATGGTCATAGGCGAAGATGGTAATTATGTTGCAGAAGACCACGAAGGTAATAGACACGAAGGAATAGTTCCTTATGCCCAACGATGCGAGCACAAAATCCGAATATAACGACATTCACGATATTTGCAGTGACGGCTGGCGAGGGTTCCTGCAACAGGCGAACATAGACCTGGACTACTATTTCCGCGCCCAGCATTCGGAAGAGGAGGCCTCGCGGGCAAGAGACCAGGACAGGGAGCTTTACACCATCGACAAGATAGGCCGGCAGGTAAACCTTTTGCACGGCTACGAGATACGCAACAGACACATACTGAAAATCGGCCCGCACGGAAGCCCCGATTTGCAGGAGGACATTGCCTGCGGCCAGCACACGAAGACCTTAATGAGCCTGATGGCCCGCCACGGCGGATACGATGTGTTGTCCGAGGGGTTCAAGTGGGGCACGTTGATACAGGGCTCCAACCTGATAGAGATATGGCGGGACAGGAACGGCGATTTGCAGTTTTCGCGTTTGGGCTACAACCAGTTCCTGCTTAATCCCGCTTTGACGAGAACGGACTTGTCCGATTGCGACGATATTCAAATCGGCAGGTGGCTCGGCAAAAACAAGGTCAAAAGATTGCTGCCGACCGCCGATTTGAACGGGATACAACCGGCCCTGCACGCTTCGCGCTGGCAATATTTGGGCAACCCGGCCCTAGGCAACAAGGCCGAACTCAGACTTTACGAGGAATGGTGGCACAGGGACACCGATTTCGAGGACACGGTAATCTCCCGCGTCACCGGCCAGGAAATGCCCTTGGCCGAGTTTGCGCGCCAGTTTTACAACGGCGACGAAAGGCTCGCCAAATACCAGATAGAAAACTTGAGATTGCCTAATGGCATGCCGAATCTTTCCCGTTTCAATAAGCCCGTGGACGTTATCAATCTAAAGGTCTTTGTCGATGAGGAATTACAGCACGACGGCGAAAATCCTTTGGGCATGCGGGATTACAACCATGTCTGGATTCACGGCGACTTCTGCGCCGAATGTCCGAGGTCTGAGTTGAAATTGCAGGGTTTTACCCGCAAGTTGAGAGACCCGCAAAGGGCGTTGAACCGCCGAACCAACCAGATATACGATATTATAGAGGTGGCCATACAGGGTTTGAGATTAGCAAGGGCCAAATATATACAAAACCCCGAAGACGCCTGGAAGGCCGGACAAGGCATTACTTTGGTTGCCAATGAGGAATATCCTGACGATATGCCATTAGCTGAACTGTTTGCACAGATTCCGGCCTCAGAAGTTCCGGCCACTCTGTTTCAGGCCTTGGAGATGACCGATAAGGCCGAGACCGATACCGGGGGTCTCAACCAGGAGATATTCGGCAGCGACGATGCCAATAAGGAAGTTCCGGCCCTTTTGGGCAGGTTCCGCACGGGCCAGGCCCTTACCGGCCAGCAGGGAATGTTCACGGGCTTCAGGAACGCCAAGCGGCAGTTGGGCGTTAAGTCGGTAAGATTGACCCAGTTGAATTACGGGCCTAACAAGATTCGAAGGATTATAAATGAAAGTCCCGCGCAAGGTTTTTACCAAAAAGACCTGGCAAAATACGACTGTACGCCGGTCGAGGGGTTGCTTACGGAGAACCAACAGGAATTGTTCCATTTGTACTTACAGACTTTAAGAGGCCAATCGCCTGAAAATGCGGCCTTGATACCGCTGTCGGAACAGGCCAAGTATTCACCTACTCCATTTAAGCCGGAATTACTCGAAATAATCAAAAGAGGCGAGCAGAAGCAGGAACAGATGGCACAGATGCAGGCGGAGCAGGCCAAGCGTGATGCAGACCTTCAGAACGCCATCACGGCCACGCAGGTAGCGAGGACGATGGAAGATACCGCCAACGCAGCCGAGAGCCGGTCGGAGATACCCTTGAACCAGGCCGAGACCCTGGCCAAGATACAGAAGATGCAGGCCGAGCCGATAGTGAGCTTGATTAAGGAGCAGGTCAGGTTGCAGATTGCGCAGGAAAAGGCAAAGCAAGGAGTTAGTAAATAATGGGCGTATTTGACACTTATGGCCCCGATAGGGTGCAGAATAAGAGCGGCTATTGTTCTATGGGCCATTACGATATTGGCGATGATGTCCCAATGAAAGAAGGGGTATTTGCGAGTTCCGATGGCTTGATTATTGTTAAAGGCCATATACTTGTAGCAACTATTAAAATTGCTGGACTAAATGATGCAAGGGCTAAATCGTGCCAGAGATAATCGTGCCAAAAACAAAAGAGTTGAACGAAAGCGTAATGGACAGAAGGTTGGCGCATCTCAACGAGGCCATTAAGCAGGAGGTGCTTGCCATCTTGAACGATGCCTCTGTTAGAATCTCTGAAAAATTGGGATATGCAGTAAAAGTACAAAATTTGGAGTTCCGCATAGACAGTATGGGAGCAATTCACGTTAGGAAAAGGAAATAAGATTATGATAATTGTAAAAATTTGGCGATTTATTGAAAAATATCTTTTCTGCCTTAATCCTTTTAGTTGGCCTTTCAAAGAGGATTATCTTTGAGTAAATATCCAAAACAGCCTAATATTGTGTCCGAAGTTGGGTTGGTAAATCTTGCCTGTTGCGATTGTGGCTTGGTGCATTGTATGGGATTTACTGTTGCCAAAAACGGCGTTTTGGAGATTGGTTATGTAAGAAACAATCGGGCCACTGCGCAATTAAGACGTGGAAACTTTCCAGACTTGAAAAGTCCACTGAAAAAAGATAAATGGAAAATGGTAAGGAAGTAAATTATGCCGTGTCCACCAAAGCAAAAGCCCAGACGTAAAAAGGGCGGAAAGAAAAAATAATGGCTAAAAAAAGAAGTCTACCTGACAAGCCGGGCGGGAAAGTCCGTGGTCGGGGAACGGTCAAAAGGATAAGGACTGTTATTCCCAAAAAGGGCAAGTATATTCACGTGAGGGTAATGTCGAAAAAAGGGCCGAGGGGCGGAACAACCCTCGCCGGAGCCGTGCAGACAAAAAAGAAGAAGAAATGACCGTAGAACAGGAAAAAGAAGTTATTAAGATAGGGCAGAAATTGCAGGAGATATTTCCTAAAATGTATGGCTCTATCCGTTTCAACTTGAAACCTGGCCGAGAGGTTGTTAATATTAACAGGGAAATAATAATTTTCGAGGAAAGTAAACGATTTGAACCCTAACAAATAAGGAATGATTATGAAAAATGAAATAGATGTTGCATTAGATGCTATGCGAGAAGCAGGCCGAATCTTGTCTTCGACAAACGTAGACAATACTATCGAAACAGCACAAGAAATTTTAATTGGCGGCATCAAAGAAATTAAGCATAGGCAATTAACAAGAGAAATTGTAAAAGAGGAGATTGCAAAACAGTTTGGCGAACCCTAACAAATAGAGAAAGGAACAGATTATGAAGGTCGACAATTATGCAGACAAGTTAGAAGAATTGTATAAATTAGCGATAGAGCAACAAGATGTGGGTATGGCCTTGCAAATACTTAACAGGATATATCAAGTGACAGCCCAAGCAATGAGTCCAGAAGAAATCCAACAAATGGCAAAAAAGGAGCGATTATGAAAAAGACTGTAAAAACTATGTTGTTTTGGATAGTGTTTATAATTATATTGATGGCGAGCTTTGGGATATGTGCTGGTTGTCAAGAAGCTGAAAACTCATCCAAAAATCCGAACATCAAGCCATCGAACATCAAGCCGTTAAGTCAGCATCTTGTCCAAGTCCCGCAGAATTGGAAGGACGCTTACGGCGATGCGTTGGAATCACAGGTGGCTTACAATCTGGTTGTTCTGCGAAATAACCAATTGGTGATAGCCGATGTTATGAATCGTATACATCCGAAGACTGACCCGAATGAGACAGAATGGATTGGTTGTCCGAGCATAGCAAATCCAGATGATTATTTTTTGAATCAAGGTTATCGTGTAGATGTTCAGATTGGTCTCCGACAAGATGGTATAGTGATATGGAGAGAAAGTGACCCGAATTTGGACAGATAAAACTTAACTAAAAACTGAATAAGTATTTAGGGTAAACCGACCAACGGCCCCATTACGCAGTTAATTCTGTGGATGGGGCTTTTTTTATTGGTGTAACGGGATTCACCATCCCACAGATTAAGGAGCCTAAAGATGGCTGAAGATAATGCAGGCGTGACAGAAGACTCTATCGCCGAGGGTCAAGCCGTAGAAGGCCAACTCGACACTGGCCAAGCCGTAGATGCCCAGCCCGACACTGGTGCAAAACAGGATGAGAACAAGATACCTCTTTCTCGTTTGAACGAGGAAATAGGAAAGAAGAAAGTTGCTGAGACTGCGCAAAAAGCTGCCGAGCAAGACGCTCAATTATTGCGCGACCAGATGGCAATAATACAGGCCAATCAATCTCAGGCTCAGGTTCAGACACAGGTTCAACAGCCCAAATCAACCTACGAGCAGGCGATGTTGGATTGCGGCGTTGCCGAATCTGAATATCTGACTGAGCAAGAGAGAACTAAGGTATTTGCACGCAAGGAACAGCTTGACATGGCCAGGAATGTTCAACAAACCAGTCAACTCGCCAACCAGCAGTTTATCGGCTCTCATTCTGATTACAGTGAAGTGGTGGGTGTAACAAATTTATATACGGGAATAGTTACGCCTTCCACCGAGATAACGGAAATTCTACAGAGAAAACCACATTTGAAGGCCGCCGCTTATGCCAGTGCGCAAGGCGCGTACGAAATCGTTATGGACGAGCGGAAACTCAAGGAATTGACCGAGGAAAGCAGTGCTTCGACAGAGTTCGAGGCCCAGCAAAAGGTGGATGCCAAAACAGGTGTGATGTCATCCGCCGCCGTTGGCGGGAGCGGTGCGGTCGATTCCGGCCAGTTGAAACGCGCGACTACTTACGAGCAACAGTTGGAAAACGACCAAAGGGTGGCGGCTGGACAATTTGACAAAAAGTGAAAGGACTAAATCATGCCCATTCAAGTAATGACAACTACGCAGGTTGACCATCCGATTAACCTGCATTATCAGACCAAGGTATTGACCCGCGTCATAGCCAAGTTTCTGTATGCCCAATGGGGACAGAATTACTCGATACCCCAACACGCGGGCGATACGAACAAATGGCGCAGATGGTCTAATTTACTGGCCCAGACCACGCCGTTGACCGAGGCCGAAGATTCCACGCCGGTTTTGATTTCGAAGACCGATTTGTCCGTAACCATAAAGGAATACGGCGTTCCGGTCAAAATCAGTTCGTGGATGAAGTTTACAGGGCTGAACAGCGACCAGGACAATATTGCCAATGTCCTAATGGACAATATGAGACTGACCCTCGACACCCTGTGTCGTGATGTTTGTGTCGGCACCGCATCAAGAACGACCGCTTCGGGTGGCTCTCCGACGGAGACTTATATCAACAAGACCGACATCGACACGATAGTCACCAATCTCGAAGGCGAAAACGCCACGATGATGACATCCCCCATTCTTGCGGGAACCGGACAGGGCACATCTCCCATCAGGGCGGCCTATATCGGTATTGGTCATACGAACCAGAGGCCGAGGCTCGAAGCGGTTGCAGGATTCAAGCATACTTCAAACTATCCTCGCAACGAGCCTATTATGAACGGCGAGTTTTGCTCTACGGATGACGTCAGGTGGCTGCTTACGACCAACGCCCCTGTTTCAGGGTCGAACTACGACAATATAATTATGGCCAAGGAGTTTTTCGGCAATGCTAAAATCGAAGGAAACTCCGCCGACAGGCCGTTGATTTTCACGCCCGCCGACAGGACAGGCTCACCGATGCAGAGGTATTCGTACCTGGCCTGGCTGCAAAATTACGCCGCAAAAATCCTTAACGACAATTTCGGACATGTCTTGCGCACAACTGTATGACAGTAAAGGATTTATGCGAAACAAGTTAATTTAACCTTTTTTTGAAAGGGTAGAAAGATGAATTTAAGAATAGGACATTTTCTGGCTGATGGTGAATTGATTTATTTGCCAATAGGTTACATCCCTGATTTTTACGTAATGGACAAGATAAGTGGCGGGGATGGAGCAGTACACCAAGCCAAATGGTATTACGGTATGGAGTCGGATGAGGCTTCCGGTTCGCGGGAAGGTTGGACCGACCAGGAAGGCACTACGGATGTTCTTGCCGACACTGCTGGTATTTCCTCTTATAACACAGGCTCGCAAAAACCAGCGATAGCGGTTTGGCGGGCAGACCAGACAGCGCTTCTCAATAAGGTGTCGGGGGCCAGCATAACGGTTGTGGCGAGAAGCGCAACCGCACCTGGCACATTTACAGTAGGCACTACTTCTGGCGTTAACGACCTTGGCCAAGTCGTTGATAGAGAAGCAATTTTCGAGTGCGTAACTGCCGGAACCACCGATTCAACCGAACCGGCGTGGCCCACTGCTATTGGTGGACAAGTCACTGACAACACCACCGTTTGGGAGCGTGTCAACGAACCAACGAAACGCGGCGGCTATCAGGGTGTTTGCATTGCTGCTGCCCTAATGACCGACAGCGATAGATGGTATTACCGTGCTTTCAAATCCGACAATGGAAACTTGGACCACGGTGACGTTGATGGCTGGCCGGATGGTATCGACCCGAACTGGAAATAACCTAAACAAATTAGAAAGGTAGATTATGGAACTACGCGAAAGAACAAGAGAAGAGCTATTGGATATGGCAAAGAGCCTGAAGCTCGAAGTTGCCAAGAACATTACCACCGAGGACTTGAGAGCGAAGGTGGAGCTTGAAGCCATCAGGCACACGGTAAAGGTCGAGGAAGAGGTACGGGCGGATTTGCAGGCCAAAGCCAAGATAAAGCGGGACATTGCAGAGATAAGGGCGACCGCCGAACTCAACAACATAGAGATTAAGATTCCCATAACCCCGACTCTGGCCGATGTCGTCAGGTTGCAGAAAGAGCTTAACATCAAAAAGAAAGAACCCAAGCCTTCGCCTGAGACCGTTGCTATTCAAGCAAGCAAAAGGGTCTATGCGATATTCCACAACCAGGAAGAGGATGACGTGGACATGAAGTGCATACCCGGCGGCAAGTATCATTTTCACTTCTGGCCGGAGCGGATTCACGTCATCCCCGAATGGCTTGTCGGCTATATGCGCAGGCAGGCCCGTGTCCCCATTATGGGCAATAGGAAAAACCCACTCACGGAAGCAATGGAATCCGTGCGGATTGGTTGGAAGAACAGGGTTCTTTTCGAGGTTCTTGGCGACGCCCCCAAAGATGCTCCTTTCGGCGTGGTTCTTGACGAAGGAATTTTGGAGAAATTCAAACAACCTATTTAATAATAAAGGAGATTTGTTATGAGACTAATGCTTACAGGTGCAATGTGCAACACCCAGGATGAGGTCGCTACGCACCTAAACAAAAATAGTCAGGAACACGATAGTTACGATAACGACATTGAACTATTAAGAGCCAGGGTCAACGTAGTCGAAGCCAAAGTCGGGAAGCGGGCCACGAGAAGCTGGGTCAGGGATTTGTTGAAATCAAAGAAAAAGAACAAAGGAAGTGTGCTTATGAAAACTTTAGTGGGTTTAGTTTTGGTTGTGCTGATATTTTGTGGTACGGCGTTTGGCGCTGACGTGTGGCCGATTACTTATTCGACCTGCGCAACGCCAGACCAATTGGTTCAACTACTCAGGAACAGGTTTGCCAATCTGTCGGCGACCACTTACACATTCACGCCAAGCACGGAACCGTCCTCGGCAGACACAACAGAGGGAATGGTTTACTACAAAGATTCAAGTGATACGCTCCAATTAAGGACAGAGAGCGCCTGGGTGGATATTGACGTGGCAGGCGCTTCAAGTCTTGATGCGGCATACACTATCGGGCAAGATATCGGAGTTGACGCAGGTGCTCTGACGCTTACGACGACAGATTCGGCAGATACCGCTGCATTTGCGATTGTGCACGCTGAAACTGGAGGTTATCCAGCTTTTTCCATTAGTAATGCAGGTACAGACCCGACCATTGAGATTACTACAACTGGTACTGGTGCGGATATTACTGGTTCGTCGGCAACGTGGTCGGTAGCTGCGACTGGCGTTGGTACGTTTCTAAGTTTCGTACTTGAAAACAGTGAAACTATCGATAACGTCGATGATGGCGAGATAACATTCGGCAATGCTGTAGACGACACAGCGATTTCGTGGGCTACTGCCAATGTGCTTAAATGGACTTCAGATACGGACGTAGTGACAGTTGACTGGGACTTGCTGGACGACCATCAAGGTTTGAGGAATATTGCTTTTGACGTTGATGAGAAAGGATATGTTACTTTAGCTGGTACTGGTACGGGCGACGATTTAACTATTCAGCAAACTACCAGTGGCCAGGATGCAAGTCTTATCCTGCAATCGACCGGTACTGGTACAGATGCGTTAAGTCTTATTACGTCCACTACTGGTGATATTTCGTTAAGTTCGGCGGATAATATCACTCGGACCGCTGCTGACGACATCACAGACGTTACTACAGATGGTGCGTATACTG